TTGGTTATCTCGCGGCGCCGTTGCGGCGCCCCGCCGCCCCCGCCAGGATCGCGTCCATTGTTGGCGGTCCGGTGAAGTTTGAAGTCGCCCGTCCCGCGACGCTGCGCGCATTGGCCAACGAGGGCGGCAGTCCGGCGGCGGGCGACACGCGCGGCCCCTGCTGCTCCGCTTCCCACTTCGCGCGTTCTTCGGCGATGACGCGGGCGCGATAGGCGGCGGGATCGTCGCCAACGTCGCGGTGCAGCCGGATCATCTCGACCTGCTGGCGCACCCACTCGTAGGGATGCACCTGCTGCTGGAGTTGGCGTTCCAACATGGGGTTCTGCGCCGCGGCTTGTTTGAAGTCGGCGACGATCTGCGACACCGCTTCGGCGCCGATCTCCTTACGCAGCATCAGCTCGCTGGTGTTCAATCTGTCGTTGAACATCTCGCGCTGCACCTGGGCGATGAAGCCCTGCGGGTTGTTCACCGGGTCGAGCGGGACCGGCTGATACTGCGGCTGCGGCTGTGCTGGCGCGGCCTGCTGTCGCTTCCAGTCCTCGAATTGCCGGCTGACCTCGTCGGCGCGAGCCTTCTCGGCGGCGGCCTTGCTCTTCCAATCGTTGCGCACCTTCTCGAGCGCAGAGAACGGCACGGTGCGGTTGTCGCCGCCCTGGACGTGCTGTAGCGCCTCGTCGTCGTCAGGCTCGGGCTCGGGCGCCTTCGCGGCGGCCTCACGCGCGGGCTTTTCCGGCGTGCTCGGCGGCGTATCGGGCTTCGGCGGTGGTTCGGGCGCGGGTTCCTGTGGTGGCGCCTGGGCACCGTCCGGGGGCGTCCCTGTGGCCAGGAACGAGTCCAGTTGTGTGTTGTCTGCCATATGTCCCTCGGAGGGGGTGGGGAAGCGGTCCCGCGCGACCCGCATCCAGCCGTTACTCGGGTCGCGCGGGGCGCCTACCGGCCGGGTCTGGGATCGGCCGATCGGTCAGTGCCGACGAACGCCGGCGATCGGTTCAGTATTGGTAGCCGGTCCAGGTGCAAGCGCCGCCGGCGAGACAATTCACCGATACGGTGACGCCAGCGTCGAGCGGGCCGCATTGAAAGCCGGTCGCCGGGCCGCCGGTTGGCTGCAGGATCGAGGTGCCGGCGGCCGCGATGCCGGCGGTGCCGACCAGATCGATGATCAGCGACGTTGCGCCGGGGATGATGGCGCAGCCCTTGACCGGGCCGACCACGGCTTTGACCGCGACGCCGCCGGCCACGGAGGTGGCGAGGAGCACCGCGGGTGCCGCGGCCAGCACGCCAGGCACGAACACCAGTGCCGCCAGCAACAGACGCCTGATCATGGGAACACCCTCCGTTGGGTCAAAAAACGACTGGATCAATCAGGCTGATCGCGCTCACCTGCACATTCAGGAGCGATGCGATGGTGGCACCGGACGACTGCAGCGCCACCCCGATCCAGTAGGTCTGGCCGGGCACCAGGCCGGTGATGATCGCGTTCTGCGAGAACGGCGCGTACGAACCACCGCCCGAGGTCGCGACATAGACCACCGGCTCACCGATCACCGTGCCAGTGTCGGGATCGCCGTTGTTCGGTGGTGTGCCGGTGCCGTAGCGCAGTCCTGCGGTTGAGGTGCCGCCGTTGGCCGAATTCGCAATCTGGCCGGAAACGAGCACCTGCGCGCGGGTGTTGCTCAGCGTCGCGAAGGTGACGCTGATGCCCATCATCACATAGACCGACGCGGTGGTGCCGGGCGGATTGCCGGCGGCGACCGTGGCCGCGACCTGCTGGCGCGCCGCCAGCGTGTCCACACTGGCCTGCAAGGCTGCGATGTCCGCCTGGGTGGCGTAATCGGTCGCCGGCGCACCGGTCAGCGTGGTGCCGTCTGGGCCGTATCCGGTCGCGACATCGCCGGCCAGCGCGAGTTGGCGGATTGCGTCGGCGTTGCCGCGCATGGTGGTGGCGGCCGCGCCCCTGGCGGCGTCCTGGGCGTCGCCGGTCAGGATCACCTGTGCGCCCCGCCCGGTCGCGGTCGCCGGCATCTACGGGCCTGCCGCCGGGGGCGCCGGCTGGGGTATCGGCGTACGAGCTAATCTGTTCGTCTCGACCATCTGGTTCGCGGCCTGGTGCAACGTGTTGAACGTACCGGCCTGCGTCGCTGCGTTCTGGTGCGGCACCTGCCCGATCTTCGCCGCCGTCAGCGCCGCATTGGCGTGCGTGTTGGCGATGTCCGCGTGCTTCTTGGCCAGGTCCGCCATCTGATGGGCGAGCATCATGTCCGGCGTCATCTGCTCCGGCGTCGGCTGCTGCGCACCGGGCGGATTGTCGGGCGCCACGTTCGGCTGCCCGTAGGGATCGGCGCTGAAGTCGGCGTGGATGTCATGCACGCCGCGGACGGCGTTGACGTTGCGCTCTTTGGCCAGCGCCATATTCGCCGCCGCCTGCCCCTGGTCCTTGGCGATGCCGGCCTGCACCTGCTGGGTTTTGATCTGCGCCGCCTGCTGGCCCATCTGCGCCTGCTGCTGCTGGTGTTGCTTCATCCGCTCCAGTATCGCGTCCTTATCGCGGAGCGATGACGCCGCAATCAGCACATCGCCCGGGATCAGCCCCGGCTGCATGCCGGCCAACTGCACCAGGGTCTGGAACGTCTCTTGTTGCATCGCCGGGATGTCCTGGCCCTCCTGGATGGTTATATCCACGTCGAGGTCGGTAATGTCGTTCTCTACCCGTATGACCTGCTGCAAGCGCGGATCGCCGGGCTGTAGCTGCAACTGCTGCATCGCCATCGCGCGCTGCTGCTGCGGCATCTGCGCGAGTTCGTCCTGCAACGTGATCGGCCGGTTGATGCCGACCCAGCGCGTATCTTGCAGATCGTCGGTCACCCGCACCCACTTGCCGGCGGTCCAGAACTCGCGCGCCGCCATCCAACACATCTCGTAGACGCGCCGCGCCCACATCCGCAGGGCGTCGGCCAGCGGCTCGTTCTGCACCGCGCCGCCCGCCTGCTGTGCCAGGATCGCCCTGCCGGATAGCTCGCGCGGATCGGTGCCAGACATCGCCGCGTTCGGCCCCGATAGCTGCATCTCCTGCGTCGCGTGCTGCAGCAACTGGAACTGGCCGGTCGCCATGTCGCCGCCGTTCTCGATCTCGAACTTCATGCCCGGCGTAATCTCGACATACCCGTCAGGCTTCGCTACTTGGCGCCGTGCCTCGTCCACGTCCTGCACCGCGCCCTGCTCCGCCACCACCTGATGCACCGACAGCAGATGCAGCGCCTTGCTGCGCCGCTTGTTGATCTCGTCCTGTAGCGAGATCAGATCGCGAATCATGCCGTAGCGGTTGTTTTCCTGATCGATGTAGGCCGATTGCAGGATCAGGCTGCACGCGCTCCTGCCCTTGCGGTCCTTGAACATCGAGCGCTGCGGCTGCGTCAGGTAGCCGGCCTTGGTGAACGTCGCGGAATACCAATCGTTGCGATCCGACCAGTGGCATTGCACCACACGGCAGCGCACGCGGTTGTTGTCGGTCCACTGCATGTAGTCCGGCCGGTCGCGAAACTGGCTGGTCATGTCTGCCGCGAAGCTGCCCTCGATCACGTCGGCGGCGTCGGGGTACATGTCCTCCAGCTGGTCGCGGTCCATCCAGATGACGATGCCAAGATACCGCGCATCGAGCATGTCGGGCTGGCGGCAATGCGGGTCGACCCAGATGCGGTCCCACGGGACATGCGCGAGCGTGATGTTGGCGCCGCCCTGGCCGTCGTCCTCGAGGCCGACCTCGAGCCCGCCGAAGCCCTCGACCAGCATGTTGTCGAACACCGCCGAGCGCAGCGCCTGGAAGTCGTTGTCGTCCGCGATGTACCGCAACGCCTGGGTTGCGGCGTCGGCGCGCTCATCTTCTGCGGGAGTTCTGGGAAAAGCTTTCGGATCGGTCCTGGCCTTGCGCTCGAGGCCGCACAGCAGGTCCAGTTTTCTTCTACAATAATTAATGGAAATTACGGGTTGCCCTCTCTTCCGCAACTCCTCTATTTCCGGCGCAGTCCATTGTGATCCATCAACGTAATCGCGGTCCCGCATCGCCAACTGGCGCGCATCGAGCTGCGATTGCTCGGCCTCCTCGAACCAGCGCACCATGCGGATGTGCTGCTCGTCGGCATCGCGCGGCCGGTCGGTGTCGCTGTCGTTGAGCGACGCGACGGCATCGGGCCAGTCGTTGCGGCGGCGCGTGGTGACGGTGAGGGAGGTCGAGGCGCTCATCGCTTCTCCTGAAGCGCTCGCATGACCGCGGCCCTGGCTTCGTGTTGCAAC